TTACCAACCCATCAATCATCCCCTTAGCCTCACGAACTTCTTGTTCGTTCAAATCGGTTCGATTGGAAACTTCAATAGACAGAATCTCTTTACTGGCTGGTTTGTTAAACTCACTGAAGAATTTAACAAACTCAGTAGCAATGACACGCTCTGTCTTATCTGCGAAGTATTCAGTCTTTAGGAATGGAACAACCTTTCTACAATAGTCTTCATTGAAAACCAGATTACCCAGGATCGTTGTTTCTACTCTCATCAGTACCGCCTCTATAAATTAGTTCTTGGTTCTTCAACGCTTGTTCAATTAACTCAACAAGAATATCGCCAATAGTCTGTTCAAATTCTTTTTTCTTGTTAGCCTTAACATCACCTTCAATGATGTTATAGTCGAACCGCAAGATTGGTTCGTTCTCATCGGGGAACTCAACTCCCCCGAAGTTGAACACTACATCATTAAATTGTGATTCGAAGTCACGAATGGCAACCATGTAGTAGCCATCCAGAGTTGTATCAGGCGATACTTCATACCTCACTGTGGTCATCTTGTAACTCCTCTTCAGTTTCATCAACAGGAATAACTTCATCACTACCGAACTTATATTTCTTAGCAACGAACTTGTCTAGCTCGGCAAGAATCTCTGGAGTAAAATACTTGGCAGGATTCTCATTAATGTTCTTACCGAACAACTTCTTACCGTCTGGCAATTCAATACGACCACCTTGTGACTTCCAGATACCAGCTTCAATAGCAAGGTCTAGCAAACCATGGTGACGGTCAAGTCCAGTTGAGAATGACAACTTGGTTTCTACCATTGATTGTTCTTTGGTGAAGCGAGACTTCTCTAGCTTACACTTGATAATATTACCAATAACTTCAGTACCGTCTTTATCTTTTGATTTTGACAAGAACACAATAGTTGAAGCTGCATACTTCAAACCATCACCGCCACCCATTGTCTTGGTAGGAACATAAGCACCGACAACAGCGTAGGTATGGTTGGTAACAATCATAGCAACATCAAGTTTAGCCAACTTCAAAGACAAGACACGGAACGCACCACGAATCAACTGAGCACGTGTCATATCTCGAGTCTCTTTACCTTCAGCGATGTCTTCCATCTCTTTAGTGGTTGACAACATACCCATAGAGTCAAGACCAAGTAGCAAAGGTGGGCGATCTTTCTTTGCTGTCTTATCGTAGATATCAAGAATTTTAACTGCTTGATTACGAAACTCTTGTACAGTGGAAACTGGTACGATAACAAAACGCTTGGTATCAATACCACGTTCAACCAACATGTCCTTGGTCAAAGCACCTTCGGTTTCAAAATAAACTACACCAGCTTTGGGATTACTTTGTAAGAAGTGTTTGCAGATTCCCAGTGCATAGAAGGTCTTTCCTGTTGAAGACTCTCCTGCAAGGGCTGTAACTTTATTAGAAGGTAAACCACCAAACAAGCTGCCAGACAGTAGAGCATTGAACGCATAACTACCTGTATCAATAAAGCTGCCAGTATCACCAACAACACCATCATCAGCAAGTCCAGCATATTCGTTATCCAGTTCCTTAACGATTGATTTTAAAAAGTCCATATATTTTCTCCAGTATAAACATTAGTATACATGATTGGCAGTCATTTGTCAAGTTAGGCAAAGAATGATTCCAATGATGATTGCTCTTCCACTGTCCAACCCAGTGGTCCAATAACAATTTGCATAGCGTCTAGAAAGACTTTCTCAAACTGTTTCTCATAATCAACGTAACTATGTAGGTTTAATTCTTTTGGAAGTTCACCCACAAACGAAATGATGTCTTCTTGAATAGGGTTTGGCTTCTTCAAGTAAACAAACTTAATTTTATCACCATCACGAATCAACTGATGCTGTGAAGTTAACCCTCTATCCTTTATGTAGTGGTTATGCAAAAGCGCACCACGAACATGGATAGGAGTTGACTTAGCATAGATGCTATGTGTGCCAGCATAAGTCCTCAGTCCATTGACACCACGAGGGAATGCAATGTCTTCAACTGCCATCTTATAAAAGTCAGCACGGAAGTCTTCAATATATTTTTGCAAGTCAGCCTGATTACCACGAAGCACAACTTGAATAGAGTCTTTCAGTTTATTACGAATAACGGCAGGTGTTGAAGACTTGATCATCTCAAGACCCATGACCTTTAACTTAGGTTGCGCATACTGCACACCTTCAGAGTTATGGACGTTAAGGATGTAACGCTTCTTGGCTACCCACAAACCTTTGTCCGCCAACACTTCTCGCTTCATCTGCATCTTCTGTTCATATGCATTCATATACTCAGCAAGTTCTTCGTAGCACTGATCAATAAAAGGTTGGATCTTATCTTCACAAACTTTATCCATGAAGGTAATCACCTGTGCGCTATCGGTAGTATCGCCATAGACTTTATCAACCAACGCTTCAAACGTCAGGTAAACAGAGTCAGTGTCAATCGCAATAACAAAGTCTTTACCTTTAGTGCCAAGGATCTTGTTCATAAACTCATTGAGTTTGTTTGCGATCCAACGGATAGACAACTGACCAGACAACGTGATACCTTCAGCCATGCGAATGTCAAAGTAGCGGAAGTATTGATTACCTAACGCACCATAAGCTGAGTTCAATGCAATCTTCATAGCCATCTGCAGGTTGTTAAGCCGAGAGATCTCTTTCAACAAATGCTTCTTACTCTTGTCGTTCTGATACTCTTGCTCAACAGCCAACATCTGTTTCTTAAACTTAGAACGGTTAGCGTACATCTCATCCATCACGTTAGGTAGAAACCCACGTTTATCTTTTGTGTACATAACACCGTTGGCAGTCAGAGTAGCGTTGCGCTCAGCCGCACCACTTGTATCCATCTTCTTATGTAGTAGTTTTTCAACTGTGACTGGTATGCGTCCAGGTAACAAAGTCTCTGGTGAAATGTTATACTGCATAATCAAGTGAGGATACAGACTGTTCAAGTCAAACGAAGCCACGTACTTATGCATACCAACCAACGGTTCTTTAACATACGCACCTTCAAACGCTGTGTCCTTACGAGAAGCAGTGTTATGAGGAATAACGATGTTGCGATCACGCAAGTGATTGTAGATGATTGCGTCCCACATACGTACCTGAGAGAACACGTCTTCCATATTAATCTTAGCGTTATACGCCATGGTCATCTGTAGTTCTAGCAAACGCATCTTGTCTTCAAGTCTGTCAACCAACCCTACGTCTTGAATGTTATAGTCAACAAACTCTTCCCAGTAGTTGGTATAAAAGTCTTTGAACGATGTGCCAGGATTTTCTCTCTTGCGCTCACCTAGTTCAACGAATGCAATGTGGTCCAACTTATAGGACTCTTGGTTGGTGTATGTATATTTTTTGTACAAGTCGTAATAGTCAATAGAATTAACACCAACAATATCATAACAGACTTCCTCATCACCTCTTACCTCAATCTTACGTTCATTGATAATGTTCCATGGCGAAAGTTTCTTAGACCAGTCCTCGCCCAACACATTGTTAATACGACGGACAAGGTATGGAATATCAAACAACTCAGTGTTCCAACCAGTCACAACGTCAGGATACTTACTACGCCAGAATGAAATGAACTTACGTAGCAACTCTTCCTCAGTACCACACTCAACGTATTTGACATGAGATGCAACTTTATAGGAAGGTTGACTTGCGAAAGTTGTAATTTGTTTTGTGACGTTATCTTGAATCGTAATCAGCAGAATAGCTTCGTCAGCTTTCAGAATATCAGGAAACCCTTCTTCAGTTGAGGTTTCAATGTCAATCGTATAGATTGTCATCTGCTCTTTATCCCAACGGATTTCATTACGGAAAGTGTCGCTGATGTATTGATACTGCCAGTTAGTGTTACCGTAGATAGCGATGTTATCAATGTCTTTATACTTACCCATGAAGTCACGTGCATCACGGATAGAACCTGGATGAACTTCATAGACAGGAGTTCCCTCTAGTGTCCTCCATGGAGTCTCTTTGGTTGAGTGCCCAAAGGTAGCATAAAGTGTAGGCTGAAAGTCTTCCTTAAACTTTACAGCTTCACCGTTCTCGTAGCCACGAATGAGAAGGTTGTTGCCGTAGGTGTAGACGTGTGTATAAAAATCCATTTAAACTCCATAAAGTAGCATCATCGCATCGTACGCACAGTCATGTACGGGATCATGCTTAATAACATTGTGACGCTGAAAGGTTGGGTGTTTGATTTCGCAGTAACCATCCTTTGATGTAGCACACAACAGATCAACTGCAGTGCGAACGTCTCGCCAGTTATTATACGGGAAAATTAGTTCTTGGTCAAGTTGACGTGTAAGACTGTCAATAACCATTTGATCAAGAGAACCACGAGCAAAGACTTGAGCATTGCCATGCTTCTTAACATAATCTCGAAGTAGTGCGATCCCTTCTTCGGCAGAGGAATCATATTTTGTTGGATGAAAACTAACCTTGCGAACATGTTCATGTTGTTTAGCCCACCATTCCATTGTCTCTTTCATCATTGTACGTTTGTACAAAGTACGTTGTTCTTCTACATTGAACTTGACGAAAAGAGAATTCTTAATCATAGTATCGTAGTCGTCACCTTCGTTGTAGTAGAGAAGTGCAGCCGACAAGATAACCGAAGTAGACTCTACACCAAGAGTCTCAACATCAAACATATACATAGTATTCCCCAAAAAGAAAATCGCCTCAGATTATTATACCTGAGGCGACCGTAAAAAGCAACTAATCTTTATTGGATAATGCTGGAAGCTGCCTTTGATGCTTGCAATGTTGCAGCAACTTGTTCCTTCGTAAGGATTTCCAAACCTAAACCAAAGAGACGTTTGTATTCTTGGATAAGTTTGTCAGCTGGTGTACACTCGCTTGCAAGTGCATGTTTGAAAACGCTAACACGTCCATCTTCTGCGAAAGGCATATATGGTGCCATCACACCATCAGTCTTACCATCGCTAGTATTCTTTAAAAAGATGATAGCTGGATTTGTTACGTAGATAGAAGTATCATCTTCTGGTCTATTATCATCGGTCTCAGCAATCAATACATCACCGTTGATCAATCTAAATGTTCTTACTGTGCTCATATATTCTCCTGTTCAACAAGCCACTCAACCCAATTTGATGCTACCTCGAAATTTGCGAAGTAGCGGATAACAACGTCAGAATTAAAATAGTGCTTTGCAACTACCATCACATTCTTATCGTTTAATACAGATATCTTCATCAACCAGTTTCCTCCGCGGATTAACTGGAAGGTTACCATACG